AAAATGGCTTAGACTTCCATGTAACAAAAGGTACAAAGGGTGGGTATGCAGACTATAGCACATCAAAGTGGAGTCGCAAGACAACAGCATTGACTACTCAAGAACGTGAGGCGATTGACAAATACGGCCTGTTCGATATTAAGCAATGGTTGCCTAAAAAGCCAACTGATGTTGAGTTGAAAGTTATCAAAGAGATGTTTGACGCATCTGTTGATGGCCAACAATACGACATGGAAAAATGGGGACAATACTTCAAACCATTCGGTAAATTTGAAGATAACAAAGCTGATGAATCATTATCACAAGATGTTGCCGCAGCAGAAAAAGAATTCTCAACACCTGTTGAGACAAAAGCTGAAACTGTTAAGGCACCTGCCGAAACTAGTACACCGGCAAGTGGATCAAAAGCTGACGATATATTGGCCTTGATCAGAAGTCGTCAACAAAAGACAGCATAATCAACTAGTATGAGACCGCAATATGTGATATATTGCGGCTCTTCAAAACAGACTTTTTTTTAGTAAGGAGAAAACCACATGGGAAAACCATTCGACATTTCAAAATTTCGTAAAAACATAACAAAAAGTATTCCAGGATTAAGCACAGGATTTTCAGATCCGGATACTTGGTTGTCAACTGGAAATTATGCACTAAATTATTTGATATCAAATGATTTCAATAAAGGAGTACCTCTTGGCAAAGTTACAGTCTTTGCGGGAGAATCAGGCAGTGGCAAGTCATACTTCTGCTCGGGCAATATTATTAAATCTGCACAAGAACAAGGTATATTTGTGATTCTTGTTGATTCAGAGAATGCACTTGATGAATCTTGGCTACAGGCACTAGGAGTTGAAACATCTGAAGATAAACTCCTAAAGTTATCACTATGTATGATAGATGATGTGGCTAGGACAATTTCAGAATTTGTTAAAGAATATAAAGAACTACCAGAAACAGATCGACCTAAGGTGTTATTTGTACTTGATAGTCTAGGTATGATGCTTACTCCTACCGATGTTAATCAATTCGAGGCAGGGGAAATGAAAGGTGACATGGGCAGGAAACCAAAGGCCTTAGCAGCTCTAGTTAGAAATTGTGTTAATATGTTTGGTAATTTAGGCATTGGCATGGTAGCAACTAATCATAGCTATGCAAGCCAGGATCCGTATAATCCGGATCAGATTGTATCTGGTGGTCAAGGATTCGTATATGCAAGTTCAATCGTAGTAGCTATGAAAAAATTGAAACTAAAAGAAGATGAGGATGGTAACAAGACTACTACTGTGAATGGTATCCGAGCTGGCTGCAAAATTTTGAAAACTCGATACAACAAGCCATTTGAGGATATTCAGGTGCAAATTCCGTACGACAAGGGAATGAGCCCGTACTCTGGATTATTTGATTTGCTTGAACGAAAAGGGTTGATCACTAAGGAAGGAAATAGATATGCATATATTGACCTAAATGGAGAAGTGCATAAATATTTCCGTAAAGATTGGAATCGGAATGAGTCTAATATATTTGATCTAGTTATGTCCGAATTCCACAAGAAGGCTGCATTATCACCACCAGACGTAATGAACGATGACGTAACCAACGACGATATTGATATTGCAGAATAATATATGAATGTCTCATCCAATAATATTTTGCTAGAACAACAGATTCGCAATATGTCTGATGATGAAGCAAAACATTGGATGCGATTTTCAATTAATAAATTATTATTACGAGAATATTGGTTGAATACATATCCAGAGATTTTACCATTAAATAACGGAGAGATACTATATTGTGTCAAAACTGGTATTTCACCAATTTGCAATAATGGACAGCATAAGAAATTTAAACAATTTCCACAAGGATATTACACATCGTGCGCAGCCATCGAATGCAAATGTTTTCATAATATGCGATCATTATTATCAATTGAATCAAATGCTAAAATAGACAAGGTCTCAAGAACACAGAAATGTAAAGATACAATGATATCAAGGCACGGTGTTGATAATGCATTTAAGATGGCCGATCATCAACAAAAAACCGACGAAACTCTTAATAAGAAATACGGAGTAACAAGATTAATTGATGTGCCTGGCGTTCGTGAACAAAAACAAGCAACCAGTGAAAAAAATTGGGGAACATCACATCCGCGACAATCAAGTATAATACAAGATAAGACAAAGGAAACAAATCTAATACGATTTGGAAATACCAACCCGTTACATGCAGATAGCATAAAAGACAAAGTGGCAGCAACATTGATATCTAAATATGGGGTTGATAATTATTTTAAATCACCACAATATCAACAACAAATACGAGATAACAGAGTAGTACAATTTGGTTATGAAAATCCAGGACAACGATTACTAACACCCGAGACTTTGGCTATTTTGCAATCAGAAGAATTATTTGCTGCATATATTAAGGATTGTAGCTATGAGGCCGCAGCAATTAAAGTGAAGACAAGTGCATTCACAATTGCATCATATGCAGCAAAGTACGATTTGGTTGGTACTATGAAAATCGGCACAGGATCAGTTCAACAAGATGAATTATTTGACTGGCTTGTATCGTTAGGTATTACATGCATACGCAATATCAGAACTATTATACCACCAAAAGAAATTGATATATTTCTGCCTGATTTCAATATAGGGATCGAATTCAATGGTATGTATTGGCATACAGAAATTTCTGGCGGCAAAGGAAAAAATTACCATCGAGGTAAATATTTGGCGTGTGCTGCTCAAGGGGTGAATCTAATACAAATATGTTCAAGTCATTATCGAAAAAATCCAGAGTTGATTCGTAGTCTAATTATGAGCAAATTGGGGATGTTGACTACAATTATGGGGAGAAAATGTGATATTCGTATAGTTAGCTATCAAGATGCTATGGCATTTCTAAATCAAAATCATTTGCAATCATCTGGTACAACCGGATCTATTAGATTAGGATTATATCACAAGGATGAATTAGTACAGTTGTTAACATTCGGGCTAATTCGAAATGGTAAGGTGGATAGAGGCGCGGGCAATTGGGAATTGATACGGATGTCAAGTAAACAAGGGCTAACAGTGACCGGCGGTATATCGAAATTGTTTAAATATTTTGTGAAAACATTTGCACCAGAGAAAATAATTTCATACAGTGATCTAAGATATTTCACTGGCAATTCTTTGCGGAAGCTCGGATTCAACAAAGAGAAAGAAACTGACAGCGGATATGGATATACCGATACATATCATCGTGTATTTCACAGATTGCAATTCACAAAGAAGAAATTAGTTAACTTAGGTAACGATCCTGCATTGACAGAATGGGAAATAATGCAAGCAAATGGATATGACCGTATATGGGATTGCGGCAATGCAGTATGGAAATGGACATCGTGATTCGAAACTGGTAAATTAACGGTTGCATTTGAATTGACTTTGTGGTATACTAATATATTGAAATACTACAACATAAATAATACAAAGGAATAATATGCACGGAAATATTGAACTATTGATTACATTATATTTAACTCTTAAAGAGTATGTACCAACAAAGGATCGTCAAGCAGCAGCCGATCATATTGTTAGTGTTATAGCCGATTCTGAAATAAATGAATCAGAATTAAAAATATTTGGCGCTGCCGATAATTTTACAAAAAGGGCGGTTGCCGAATATTTACATGTTACTGATGATGATGATACTGGTTATAATCCTGGGTATGGTTATGATGACGGTGATGACTAACTATGAAGATCACATACTCTGATATAGTTCGTGATCTTGGTAACCTGCCAGATTTTATTCAACAGTATGAAGTTGAGATTGTAAGTGCAAAATCTGAGATTCGGGTGTCTGGTAATATAGAAAAAAGTATCGCTACATTACCTGGGCAAACCGAACATTGGTTCTATACACTTCAAGAAATTGAAGCAGTGCTAAATTACATGAATATTCAATTAAAGAAACTACGCAGAACATATTTTCAAAAATATCTCGAGAGTTATAATCGAGCATTGACAAGCAGAGATGCTGAGAAATATACAGATGGTGAAAATGAGGTTGTAGACTATGAGATACTTATTAATGAAGTCGCATTACTACGAAATAAGTACCTAGGCATAATGAAGGGATTAGAATCGAAAAACTATATGCTTGGGCATTTAGTGAGATTGAAATGTGCCGGAATGGAAGATTTCACGATTTGATACCCAGTTTGATTTCTCCCAGATCGTCAATCGAAACAATAGATAAATATATATAGCAGAGCAGGTATAGAAAAACTCGCTTACATCCACTGGACTAAATATCCGGTGGTTTTATGCTCGGTTATAATTAGGTGATAGACAATGAGAGAATATATAAATTTGGTAGAATCGTTATTAACTGAATCAACAGGGCTTGCTGGCCGTAAACCTGGTGATGAATTCATAAATGACACAACAGGCGATGTACTAACATTCCAATCAGTCACATTTTATCCAGAAGGTGGTGGTAAATTTGACAATCAAGCTGAAATGGAAGAGATGATCAGCAAAATTGAGTCTGACAACGTGGGTATGATCCATTGGGTAAATGAGCATACCCCTAGAATGTTAGGTTTCGGGGTCGCAAAATTCCTTGGCGGCAGACATGGGGATACACAATACTTACTAGGCCGATACTACCAACAAATTAATCATATATTTACAGCCAATAAATTTGACAATACATTGCCAGGTGGATACCACTTAAATAAAGCGGCAGCAAATAAAATGCGCTCTGGATTATTCGTGCAGGATTTGTTGACAGATTTGACAGATTTGACTATTATTGATATTATTTCTCAGTTAGAAACGAAACTAGGTAAAGACCATACCCTAGTTGAGTTGGCTCAGTATATCGCACATGGTGGTGATTTGCCTACGACAATACCTAAAGGTGACCTAGATTTTACTAGCTTCCGTGATTATTTCTGTGAAATTCTACAACCATTGGCATTACTCTCAGGTAATAGTGCAAATTATGGCGCAGCGGCAACAGAAGCAGAGAGTATATTTTTTAAGAATAAGGGATATACGAAATCGACGGTGACTTTTGGATCAAGTAAGCAAGGAGGATTATCTGATAGTATTCTTACGAACCCTGACGGCAAAGAAATCAAACTTAGTTCCAAAGCTGGCGTTGGTGCGACAGCGAGTATCAACAACCTGCTTGATGCGGCAGCTGAAATGAAGGGTTCTGGTAAACATGAGTTAACCGCACACTATGCGGAAATATTAGCTATTTTACATGACGTTAAAGAGGGCGGACAACATGGTGGCCCGCTAAAATTGGCACAACGCTTTGACATCATCACCGCAAACGATGCAAAATTAGTTACCAATATGCGATCATCTGGTACAGTCGAACTTTCTACTAGACTACAAAAAATGTATGATGCAAAGCTAAGTAGGTCACATAATCAAGAAAAGTCTGTACCATATTATGTAATGCTATCCTCAATAGCAGAGCAGGTAGCAAATTACGTAAACCTACATACAACTTTCAATGAAGATGCAGCAGATATACTGAATAATAGCGCATTAGTGCAAATCTACACCAATGCAACCGAGCGTGATGGTAATATCACCTTATCGAAATTCACGTCGAAGTACCCATGTAAGCTATTCACAAAAATATATTTCACATCAGACAAAACCTATTACAACACAGGGTGCAAGGGGAATTTTACATTTACCATCAACGCACCGAAGGTAGATGACCGCCCCACCATAGAGAAAGCACGAGATACAACGATATCACCTGTTGCAAATATTACCCCAAGAGTAAAGAGCCCAAATGTGGGACGTGACATCTCTACACCTAGTGGCGGCAGAGAAAAACGGTAAGATATATATTGCTTTCTCCACAATATTGTGCAAAAATAAGACATGGATAAATTAGAATTGAGCAATTTTTGTGACAAATATGATGTCACAATATTAGATGATAGTCGACGCTACTACCGACATATAACCCCGATTTATGAGTCTGATCTTGAAAAGATGAATCATATTGATGTTGAGACTGCGAAAATCTATACTATTAGCATACCTGAACATCGGATGAGAGACATGATTGAAATTGATCGGTTATTTTATAATGACAGGCTTGGTATGTATGATAATGGCAATGGCAATAATTACCGGTCATCAGTTTTTGAAAAAATTATGGACCAGAAGCAACATGAG